GCACTTCCGCAACGGTATTGGCTCCAACCTTCACAACGCCTTCGCTGCCAGTATGGTTTGCCATTGCTCTTTCCTCTAGTTAAAAGCCGGGATCGGCTCGGTTAAAAGTCAGGTAGTTCCTCGCGTGAAATCATACATCACGCGAACGGTTACGATAATTCCACCGATCGGGTCAATCGCACCCTCATCGGTTTCCACAGAAATCACTTGGGTATCTTTCGCATATCCGCCTCGAGTGCGGTCTGCGTCTAATGCCTCTTCGATCGCCTCGATTAGATTGTTCCTGGCGGTGTCGATCGCAGTAGCCTTCACGAATCCAATTAAGCTGTAATCAATCGTTCCAAAGCGCTTGATGGTGCTGCCGCCAATGGTAGCGTCCTCACGGCTCTCAGAAGCCGTCTGAACGAGGATTGCCGGAAACTGAGCGTTAGATAGCTTCTGGAAGTCGAACGGCTCTCTGGTGACATAGGAGGCGCTCACAGGGCTACTCATCGCATTCAGCGTAGTCACAATGTTCGCAGCGATTGATTCGCGGAGGCTCATTTCATCAATTCCTTACGGAAGAAGGTCGCAAGGCGTTTAGCCTCAGCCTGATTGAATCCGAAGAATGGGCGCTTACGGTTATTCCAGGCGGCCTTTGCTGCTTCCTCGCGGCGAGAGAACATGATCTTCGCTGAATTGCCGGAGGCCTCAGTAATCATGGCTCCAAGCATATTTCCGCGAACCATGAGATTCACAACGCCAGAAGGGTCGCCAGAGAATGCCCTGGTAACTTTGCCAGCAGGCCAACCTTCGGCCTTGCGCTTGGCATAGGACGGAACATAGGGCGCAAACTTGCCCATGTAGCCGACACCCTTTTCTGTGCGCTCTTTGATGATCTGAACGCCGAGCAAAGCAGTCCGACTAAGAGGCCTTTGCAGGCTTCCAATATCAGGCAGCTTCGGCAGTTCGATCGTGATCTTCACCGGAACAAGCGTCCAGAATGGCGCGACTTTCTTTCTTCGTTCGTTACCGTACCGTCATCGTCTGCATCGTACTCAACGCCATCGCGGAATACTCGATCCATTTCTTCGCCGTAGCGGGAGCGGTAGAACTCAATCATATTTTGGAAGCGGTCGCCATCAACCCAGTTCGTTAGCTGCGGGAGAGCGTATCTCCACAGAACGAGGTAGGCAGCGGCTCGCGTCCATTGGGAATCTGTTAGGAGGGTCGGATCAAGTTCGCCGGAAAATCCGGTCTTGTCCCACCAGTTGATGCGAATCTCGCGCTCGATGTCGGCTTGGGCTTTAGCGTGTTCGTCCGTAAATGACGCAATGCCGAGGCTCAGAATATCCGGCAGGAGATCGGTTAGGTCTGAATCGGTAGAGAATGCCATCTTTTTTCCCCTGTATAAGAAAAACCCAGCCCCCTTTCGGGGGCCAGGTTATCAGGGCTTAGAGGCCTGCGTCGAAGTACATTTCTACGCCGTAGGAATCATCCAACTCGCCAACACCGTAGATGGCAGTTGCATTCAATTCCCAAGCACGCAGAGATGCGTCACGCTGATATTCGATGTTGAAGTCACGCTTCATAGCGATAGCCATGGCTTCAGGTGCGAATACGCAGCCCTTCGCGTCGCCAGAACCGTCTACGGCCACATTAGCGGATTCGTAGATGTCGATGCCAGCGATCGTGCCAACATAACCAGAGCGCATTGCTTCGTTCTGGAGATCACCACCGTTCGGGTTAGCGAAGGTGTTGGTCAAGTTAGCCTTCAGAGCGTAGGTCTGATACGGATGGAAAACACCAACCAGACGGCCCGGAGCCTTGTTAGCACGCAGAGTAGCTGCTGCCTGGAACAAGTAAGCAACGGACAGTTCGGTAGTGGTAGCGCCCAAGCTGGTAGAGAAACCATCGAACAGAGCGATGAGATCTTTGTCGATCTTGGTAGCGATAGAGTTACCCAGAACCGTACCGAGTTCTTCAGCCGGGTTGCCAGCACCCATAGCAGCCAGGTCAGTCAGGAGAACCTGAGCGCCGTTTTCGCCAACGGTGATAGAAACGCTGGAAGTAGAAACAACGGTTTCAGACATATCAGTGCCTTCAGTAAGGCCAGCAGCGGTGACTGCCGGATACTTCGGAACCTGAATGGTTTTGCCAGCTTCGTTGCCGATGTTGTACATGGTAACGAGCGGAAGCAGCAAAGATTGCTCTTCAGCGGTGAAACGCGCCTGAGCAACGATATTGACGAACAGGTCGTCAAGAGTCGAAGAAGTAGTACCTGCCATGATTGGCTCCTTTCAAAAGATACAAAAAGTGGATTATTTGGATCGCTTCATTGCGGCGAAAGCCTCACGGCCTCCGTTTTCCCAATTTGCGACCATATCAGCCACAGATGCAGGCTTCTGTGTAGAGCCACCAGCATTGCCCTTGCTTCCTGTGCCTCCAGCGGAAGCACGAACGAAATGCGGGTTTGCCGTAAGGAACTCCTCAACAAGTTCCCCAACCGTTAACATGGCCGTCGTCTGCTAAGCGGATTTTATTGCGCAATAGTGCGCTGACCTGCTCAGGAGATACGGCGTTATTGCGGACAGCGGCATTCATCACTTCGCCATCGATCAGAGTCGAATGCAGTTTTGAGCGAAGGGTCTGAATTTCGTTATCCTTCTTTTCCGCAGTTTTTTTGAGGATGGATTCAAACTCTCCGCGCTCTTTCTGGCGCTCAAGTTCTGCGGCTTCTTTTTCCTCAAGCAATCTGCGAGCCTCATTCAAGTCCACGCCTTCGATTTGTTTCTCGAACTTCTTGCGCTCACGCGCTAGACGCTGCTCAACAATTCGCTCGACTTCAGACTGTGAAAAGGACTTTTCCGAATGGCTTTCCTGATTCTCAGTGGTTGCTTCGGCTTCAACGCTTTCCATGACTTCATCGCTCATGTTACGAACCTCCTACGGAGTGTTGTGGGGAAACTATTTGCGGCCTGGCTTCCAGCCTGTTTTGCGAAGCGTTCCGTAGACATACGCATCACAACGCTGCTTGCCCCATCCGCGTTTCTTGCAGACGGCCTTTAATTCTTTCTCTAGTGCTTTAGGCATGGTTATTCCTCAACGATTGGAACCCAATGATGGCGGCAGTTATAACCGCCTCGGACAATGAACGGATCGCCTGGGGCTTTGCCTTGCCATTCATTCGCTGCCCACATTTCGCGGATTTCTTCTTCCGTATAAGTCTTTCCAGCGTGTTTCCTGCACCAATCGCGGGAATCGAATATCACTGAGCCGTAATACTTATATTTCTTGGCCCCTGCCTCTTTGCCAGCATTCACCACAATCGATGAATCGAACTGCATGAGGGAATCGTGAATCATCTGCCCCGCATATCTGCGTAAATTATTGCCTACTCGATCTCTGGCGTATAGGGTGTGTAGCTTTCTTATAGCTTCGGCTTGCTCATCTCCAGTAGCATTGCGAGCAATATCAACAAGACGATTTGCTTCAGCAGAATCGGATTCGATAAAAACACCGTTGATAGCATGGCGAAGGGTCTTAATTGATTCAGAGATTGGTCGGCCAGTCAGCGTGTTCTGGTAGATCTCATTTGCCATGATGTCGAGATACTGCGCTCCGATTGCTTCAAATCCCTGGAAGGATAGGCGCTTGAGGCTGCGGATTACTTCTGGCGAGATCTCAGTAAAGATCTTGAACTCACCGAGCATCGTTTGGGCGGATGCTGCGGCAAGATCATATTCCTCGATTATTGTCTGAATTTCGGCAAGATATTCTTGCTCAAGAACCGACTGAATTTGAGCGCGAGCCGAGATAGCCCACTCAAGATCAAATAGATCGCCAGCTTTAGTAGGCGCAGAGGAAACGATACCGACGACCCTTTCTTCCAAACGGCGTAAAGCAGCTTGAAGGCGCTCTTCATGTGAGGCTCCTAATCTTTCAATAATCCTAGCGTGGTCAATCTCTGCGGCCATTAAAACTGTCCGAGAACTTGATTCGTGCTATCAATTTCAGCGTGGGCGCGGGCCAGTTCCTCATCGTCCAGCACCAGGTCTGCAATCATCTTGTCCACTTCCTTCAGGAAGGTGTTAGAACGCACGCCAGAGGCCTTCGCCTGCTGCAAGTAAGCCAGTTCATTCGGGTAGTCGCGAATATCGAAGCTGTCTGGGTAATACACCTCGACATCTGGGGTAACGCCTTGCCAGATACAGAACAATTCCCAAAGCTGCTCTTCGGCCAGTTCGAGAATATCAGCCTTTTCTGATAGGCGGGCATTCAATAGCTGGAACTCGGTTTGCAGGGCAACGCCGGACTT